CATACGTCAGTCGAGATGGATGGTCGTGCCCATGGGGGGTACAACTTTGTTACCACCTACGATAGTCCACAGCACGGGGGCATTCCATGTACCCCAATCACCGTAGATGTAACCGTCAGTCAAGACGATCACACACTCAGGACGAATCTGATTGTCCTTGAGATACTTGGACACACACGCCACGTCAGTGCCACCACCACCGGCGGGCTTGGTCGATGATGTGAGCTTATAAAGTTGTTCCTGTGTGTACACTTCATGAGCTGCCACTTCAGTGTCCCAATACAACAGATCAACCTTCTCGGGCTTGGTGTTGACGCAGATACCTTGCACCTCAGACAAGAACTTGGACAACTCAGCAGTACCAATAGAACCGGATGTATCAATGGCAACCACGATGCGACCAACATTCTCAGTGATAGTAGAGGGCATGTACGTATCATGTTGCAACCACCTACGGTTAACACGTTGCCACGTAGAGATGTCCTTGCCTACAGCAGTAGATGAAACGAACTCACGTAACTGTTCACGCCAGTCAACCTTTGGCTCGATGAGCGAACCCAATGCACGTGACTGATTGCCACCCAACTTACCCGCCATCAGTTGACCCTGACGAATAGCTTGGTTGATGTCCTTGCCGATCTGCTCGATATCTTCTTGTGACATGGCCTCACCCGATTCCCAATCGTGATCGTCAAAGCCGTCACCTTCACCACCACCAGATCCACCACCGTCACCCTCTTCCCGCAACATGTTGTACACAGTCTGCGAATCCATACCCTCGTACTTGCGGTCAAGCAACCCACCCTTGGGCAGTGTGACAAACCCACCAGTACGTACACGGATATCGTCAATGATGATGTTGATCACGTAGTCGCATGCCATGTTAGCCGTGCGTCCATCTTCCTTGTAGAGATGTTGCCACAAGAACATGTGTTGGAATACCTTGTGTAGGTTCTCGTGCATGATCAAGCCACGTAAGTCAGAGTCAGGCATGTCCTTGATGAACTTGCTACCGTACTTACAGTCGATGCCGTTGGTGCATGCAGTGGGCACATCGTCACGCACTTCGTACTTACCGACCATGATGACAGACGCATACTCCATCGTGTCAGGATGACCCATAAGCTCTACGTGTGCTCGTTGGATACGTTGCGTTGGTGTCAACGTGTTGAGTTGTGTGAGGAATGACATAGCTCTCTCCTTAATATGATATGAAGCTGATTACTTCTTGGCGAACATGAAGTTGTTAGCCGCCGCCCATAAAGCAAACTCGGTGTTACGTGCGGCAACGTCACGCTTGGGGCACTTGTCTGACATGACACTACGTGCAAACAAACCTTGCGCTTCTTTGGGGATGCGGTTCAAGAACTTCATCCATGCAACGATGTTGCTGTTCTCAATACGATGCACAGCCTTGGCTACCAACATACATGTAGCGGCGGCAGACGTAGGCACAGTCGCAGTCTCGGGTGACTTGATCAACTCATCCCACGGTGTAAGTTGTGAGTCCATCTTGTCCATCGTCAAGATGTTGTGCATAGCCGCTTCACCCACGGTACCAGCCAGTGCGTGACACATCACAGCATCACCCAAGATACGAGTGTGCTCATACACATAGGCGGCACGCTCCATAGAACGGTGTGTCACAACAGCACCACGCACAGTACGGGGATCACTGATGTAAACATTCTGCTCGGGCTTCTCGTAGTCCTCGAACGTAGCAAACATCTCGGGGTACTCAGCAACAGTGCCGATGATGACAGGGTTGATACCCATGGGAATCGCATAGTCCTCGATCCATGTCGGTGCGTCAGACTTCTTGACACGTACACGAGTCACCCTATTGAGAGCATGTGGCGGCACGTTGTCACCTAGTCCCTCGACAGACAAGTTAGTTGTACCAAACACAACACCGTCTAGCACATTCACACCCAGTGACCGCTCGTTCATCAGACGCAAGCATGCGTTCATCACACCACCACGTGCCTTGCCGATCTCGTCAAGCATCATCACAACCTTGCGGCCTTTGAAGTGGAACCCGAACTCTTCGTTGGGTATGAATGAACATACTTCTACACCGTCAATGTCACGTATCTTGGGAATAAGGAAGTCACCAACATCTTTGGTAGTGATGTCCACGTAGCAAAAGAACGCGTCCTTGAATTGAGGATATGACTTGAGCATCTTGAGGATGGCAGACTTGCCGATGCCCATCTCGCCCTGCACTAGGACAGTTTGTTTGTCGCCCACGGCGGCGATAAGGTCAGCACATTGTTTGAGAGTGATTGAGTTGTACATGGTTTACTTTCGGTTGGTTAAGGGTTGGTTGTATTTTCCCACTGTGGGAATTAGATGTCGAACTTCGACAAGATTGAATCGACCTTGCGCTTGGTCTGCTCACGCAGTGAGTCGCTGTCACGCAGTGCCTCGGCATCTACGCCACGCATAGCATCTTCGAGTTGCTTACGCATCTCATCCATACGTGTGTCGTTGGTGATGTTGAATGATTTCAACAGGCCACAAATCTCGATGGCGTTCTCGACAAGAGAGTCACGGAAAATCTTACGCTTGCCATCATCGCTATCCTCAAGACGTTCTGACATACGTGACAGGCAGTCATGCAGACGCTCCCATGCCTCGGTCATAGCACCAGTAACACGTTGCTGTAAGACAGCCTCGTACTGTGATTGCAGTTGCTTGAGTCCATCCTCACCGATGTCTACACGAAAGTCACCCGCTTGTGGCAGTGGGATCATGCTGTACCGGAACCCGAACTTGGCCTCGATGGTCTCACGTGTGGGGTAGTCCTCACGGTTGAACAGGTCACCGAGTTGGAAAGCCGCCGCCGCAACCAGTGTGTCGTAGTCACTGAGAAAGTTGTTGACAGCAGTTGAGAACTGAGACTCGTAGTCAGTCAGTCGATCCTTGAACTCCATGAAGTAGGCCATGTTCAAGATGCGGTCACCGTTGTCACCCCATGGTTGCGTCACACCATACATCCAACCACGTATGGCATTGGCGATCTTGGTGATCTCGGTCAGCTTGCTTGACCCTGCCAAAAGATTCTTGTGGTAGTTACCGGCACGGGTCTTCGTGCTGTTCTGTTGATCCACCTCTTCGGACACACGCTTGTCCAGTTTGCGGCCAGTCCATACAGACAAGGACAGGTTGACGATAAGCGCAGAGCTTGAAAGTTTGGACACACTGAAGTTGCCCAAGTCGATTGCAAAATTACTCATGATGATTACCTTTCAGTTGTTGATGTTTTCCCACAGTGGGAAGTTACATCTGCTTACACATTTAACTAACACAGACTTAACTATAACAGGTTGACAGGTGAGTGTCAAATAGTGGCCGATCAATCCGGTCTCCAGTACAAGAGATCAAGTAGCAGTACGATGACGCAGAGTAAGAACACTACCCGCTCAAACTTTTCTCCACGTGTCATTTTGCTTCCCCTTTAATTTCTTCTACATCGTATGCTTGGCACTCGGCGGTGTTGTAGCAACGTGTTGGGTCAAATGCTTCTCGCATCAAGTCTTCAGCTTCGGCTTGCGTCTCGGCATCAACTTCTATTTGTTGGGTGTAAGACACAACTAATGTTCCTCGGTATTTCATACTGTTACCTCTCTCCAAGTTAAGGGTGTGATCATGCCAACTACGCCATTGTTCTTGACTTTGATCATGTCGTCTACGTGTAGCATGGTCGTGGCAGTATGTGGGTGACTTTGCGTCTTGTGCTTGGATGTGGTGACGCTGTACTTACTGGCGTTCTCAAACCACATGTCGGTCTTGACCTCGTAGATAAACAGTGGCCAGTGGCGGTCGTATGAATAGACCACGTAACGGGCATCGTTGGTGTCGGTGTTCTCGTCACGCAACCACTCAGACCAAATGTTGTTGGCCTTGAACTCTTTCAGGTTCTTGATGTAGTCACGTGTTTCACGGTTACTTACTCTTGCTTTCGTCATGATGATTCCTTTGGTTAATTGGGTTTTCCCACCGTGGGAAATTGCCCTACTTCGTTACAACATGTTTTCACGTGTTGAGCCTCTACTTTAACACAAAGAGTCTCCGTTGTCAAGCTGTTACTGTGTGTTATATGTGCTTGCTGTATGGCGTTTTATTCAATTAAGCAACAAAGTTCTGTGAGCGTGGAATAAAGCAAAGCCAGTACTGATGCGGGTTGCGGGGGAGTTTTGGGGTAATGTTCTAATATTCTGTTGATTTGCGAGATAAGAGAGAAACAAGAGAAAGAGCGTGAGAGATCACGTGAGAGAAAGAAAAATGGGGGAGAGTTGGTAGTTTTTGAAATTGTCTCTTCATATATATATTTTTAGAGAATAATAGAATAATAGGGGGAAAACCCACTGCAAGTGCTTGATTTGATTGAGGTTTATATTATTCTGTTGCCACAGAACTTTCTTGCATAATTGAATAAAACGCTATGCAGTACTGCGTTGTACCATCTTTACTTTTCCCACAGTGGGAAAACGTTCCAACCAGTGGGAAGAGGCATAACGCAGTATGCGTCAATGCGGCCCGCATCGAGGGAACAGTTATCGGTATAAGTTGTTACTATTTCCCACTGTGGGAAATAGGATAGAAAACACACAGCCAACATCTTGTAGTGTGATTGAAAAATAAAACACGTGGCAACTTGTTTGTAGGATGATTAGATTGCGCGTCTTACGGCCCGCATCGAGGGAACAGTTATCAAAACTTTTCCACGTGGAAAAGCATGAGGGTAATGGAAAAGTATTCATTGGGGAATTTTGGGCGAAAAAAAAACCCCCAACCTTTCGGTCAGGGGTTTTGGGGTTGCATCAGTCGATCTTGACGCCGGATGCTTCGAGGTAGGATTTAACACCATCCATCAGGGTTTCAATTTCATCATCTTGAAAAGATGCTTCGAGGTCATTTAAAAACCCTTCGAATTCAGCATCACGAAAACATGTTGCCAACTTATCGGCAAACTCTTTTTTGCCCTTCGCGCCCTTTGCACCGGCGGCGGCTTGCCGTCCTCCGGCTTTCGTGCCGCCCCAGTCAGTCACCGGCTTACCGGTTTTCACGGCTTCCCTGAAAAGACTCAAATAGTTTTGAGCCGTCTTTTTAGCCCAACCGGCTTGTGTCAACGTATCAACGAATGACGTTGCCGTAGAGCATCCGGTGCCGTCTTTGCTGTAGCGTCCTACAACAACCTTATCCTTGTGTAGGACGGCAATGCGCTTATTTGCGCTTTCACGGCATGATGCGGATGCATCATCGTGTTTTTTGGCTTCCACTAAGTCAGTGGCAACGGATGCGGCTTGTGCCGCGTAAGAGAGTTTTGTCATATAGACTTTCATCAGTGCAAGTTAATAAGAGTATGTATCGAGTGCACCTTCTCGATCCATGAATGTATTACACCATAAAACGTTATAGCTTGCACGGGATAGGGCTAAATTTACAAGGGCGGGGCATTGATTTTCCCACTGTGGGAAATTGGGAGGGGGCACCCCCTAGATTGGGCGGCTTGTCTGTGGCGCGTATATACACTGTGTTTTACTCAAAAGATCACAGCCGCCAATCTAAACCGTGCGAAGAAACGATCCGGTGGCCACCAAATTTTCAGTTACAACACTACAACATCTTATAGAGTGTCCGGCATTTACCGGTATAGTTTTCAAACCCGGGCCAACGTACGCTTGTCATGACAACACCACAACATCTTGTAGGGTACCCCCTACGCAACTTTTACTCTGCATACTTCCCCCATTTTGGGGGAACACCCCCCGTCACCTTTTTTAATCACAAACCCCACCCCCCTATATTATTTTTTTAAAAGCGTGTACACTCCGCACAAATTGGAGCCACAAACCGCTACCCATGATTCTTGTTACACCAGAACTAGATGTCCCCCTGCCTTTCTCGCTAACTACCGAGGAGGCCAAAGACTTGCATGCACGAGCGCAAGCTGCATTCAACACCGTCGAATTTCTGACGGCTAACGGAATGCAAGTACCCGCTATCACAACGGCAGACAAGAAAGAAGCTCACGCTCAATTCTTTGAGTCTCCGACTGCGGGCAAAGAACTTACTACAGCAGCCGCTGTTTTATTGAAGGCCATGTTGAATGAGTACGACGTTGAGGTCGTGCGTAATGCGGCGCAGGTTAGAAACTACGTGAAGATGCGGCTTCTCATGCTGACAGGTTCGGACAAAGAGTCCACCCAGTTAAAGGCGTTAGAACTTCTTGGTAAGATGAGTGATGTAGGTGCGTTTGTAGAACGCATGGAGATCAACGTCACGCACCGCACCACTGAAGAGTTACAGGCTGAACTGGCGACCAAGCTGTCTTCTTATATGGACGGCATCATTGATGTAGAAGCCAAGCAACTACAACCAACAGAAGAGAAGTACTTGAACGGCGCACCTGCGGTGCAAGTGATTGATCTGGATGAAGAACTTGGTATGACCGGCAAAGAGTTGGACGAGACCGATGACTGAAGTTGCCGAAAAGACGAAACTTGAATTGGTGCTGGAGAAACTCCAGACCTTGCCGTATGGTCAGCAGCAGATGCTGCTCAAGAAATTCCCCAAAGACGAGCAAGAAGCCATTGCAGAAATTCTGGATGAGCTAAATACCCGCAAGTTGCGTACCCTTGCGTCTGATGACTTCATGGTGTTCATCAGGGAGATGTGGCCTAACTTTATCCACGGTCGGCATCACGAGAAAATGGCCCGAGCATTTGAGCGGGTGGCTCGGGGTGAGTGCAAAAGACTCATCATTAACATGCCGCCACGACATACCAAGTCAGAATTTGCCAGTTACCTGCTACCAGCGTGGTTTTTTGGCAAGTTTCCGGGTAAAAAGATCATCCAGACCAGCCACACTGCCGAGTTGGCGGTGGGTTTTGGCCGAAAAGTCCGTAACTTGGTGGACTCTGCTAACTATAAGCGGATATTTCCGGCCCTAGACTTGCAGTCTGACTCTAAAGCGGCGGGTCGATGGGCAACAAACTTTGGCGGAGAGTACTTTGCTATCGGTATTGGCGGTGCTGTGACCGGTAAAGGTGCGGATATTCTGATTATTGACGACCCGCACTCGGAGCAAGAGGCCGCGATGGCCCAGTCCAACCCAGAAATCTACGATAAGACGTATGAGTGGTACACATCTGGCCCTCGTCAACGTCTCCAGCCGGGTGGCTCTATCGTGATGGTGATGACTAGGTGGTCTAAACGAGACTTAACGGGTCAAGTGATCAAAGCTGCGGCCCAAAGGTCGGGCGAAGAGTGGGAAGTGATTGAGTTTCCGGCTATTTTGCCTTCGGGTAAACCCTTATGGCCTGAGTTTTGGTCACTTAAGGAGTTGTCAGCCCTCAAAGAAGAACTTCCCAACGCCAAATGGCAAGCGCAGTACATGCAGTCGCCCACATCGGACGTGTCTGCCATCGTAAAGCGGGAATGGTGGAAGATTTGGGAGCATGACAGCCCCCCAAGCTGTGAATTCATCATTCAGTCGTGGGATACGGCGTTCTTAAAGACAGAACGGGCTGACTATTCAGCATGCACGACATGGGGTGTGTTCTATCAAGACGATGATCTGGGTGTAAACCGGGCAAATATCATATTGCTCAATGCGTTCAAGAAACGCATGGAGTTTCCAGAACTCAAACAGCGGGCGTTTGAAGAATACAAAGAATGGGAAGTGGACTCACTGATTGTTGAGGCCAAGGCGGCGGGATCTCCCCTGATTTTTGAACTGCGGGCGATGGGAATCCCGGTGCAGGAGTTCACACCAAGCAAAGGTAACGATAAAATTGCGCGGCTAAATGCGGTGGCTGATATGTTTGCATCCGGCCACGTTTGGGTGCCTAATACGCACTGGGCAGAAGAATTGGTTGAAGAGGTCGCATCGTTCCCGTCAGGTGAACATGATGACTTGGTGGACTCAATGACTCAGGCATTACTGCGTTACAGGCGCGGTGGCTTTATTCAATTGGCGTCTGATGAGGAAGATGAACCGAAGTCTTTCCGCAGGAAAGAACCGTACTACTAAGGATGAAACATGGCTATTGAGAAGTCACTATATGCAGCGCCACAAGGCTTGGAAGAACTGGCCGCGATGGATCAATCATCTCCTCAAATTGAGATTGAGATCGAAGACCCTGAGTCCGTAACCATTGGCATGGGTGATATGGAGATTGAGATCGAGCCTGACAAAGATTCAGAACATGACTTTAATGCCAACTTGGCTGAGTTCATTGGCGAAGATGTTTTGCAAAGTCTCGCTGAAGAATTGATCAGTGACTATGACGAAGACGTGGCCAGTCGCAAAGATTGGATGCAGACTTACGTTGATGGCCTAGAGTTGTTGGGCATGAAGATTGAAGAACGCACAGAACCTTGGGAAGGTGCGTGTGGTGTGTTCCACCCCATGTTATCTGAAGCTCTGGTGAAGTTTCAGTCAGAGACAATGATGGCAACGTTTCCTGCCGCTGGGCCAGTCAAGACCCAGATCATTGGCAAAGAAACACCTGCTAAGAAAGAGTCTGCACAGCGCGTAGCAGACGATATGAACTATCAGTTAACTGATGTGATGAAAGAATACAGGCCAGAGCATGAGCGCATGTTGTGGGGCTTGGGTCTGTCTGGTAACGCGTTCAAGAAGGTGTACTTTGACCCATCGCTTGATCGTCAGGTGTCGTTCTTTGTTCCTGCGGAAGACATCGTTGTGCCTTACGGCGCGTCTAACTTAGAGTCTTCTCCACGTATTACTCATGTGATGCGTAAGACCGAGAATGAGTTGCGCAAGTTGCAGGTTGCAGGGTTCTACATGGACGTGGACTTAGGCACACCTGACAACGTGCTCGACGAAGTTGAGAAGAAGATCGCAGAGAAGATGGGCTTTAGAGCCACTGCCGATGATCGCTTCAAACTCTTGGAGATGAACGTAGACCTTGACTTAGAAGGCTATGAGCACAAAGACAAGAAGGGTGAGAAGACTGGCATCGCACTGCCGTACGTTGTCACTATTGAAAAGGGAACCAGCAACGTGCTGGCCATTCGCCGTAACTGGGAGCCAGATGATGAGACCTACACAAAACGACAACACTTTGTCCATTATGGTTACGTTCCGGGATTTGGTTTTTACTGCTTTGGCCTCATTCACCTCATTGGGGCTTTTGCTAAGTCAGGCACTTCTCTTATTCGTCAGCTTGTCGATGCTGGTACTTTAAGTAACCTGCCCGGCGGCTTCAAGACTCGCGGCATGCGTGTCAAGGGAGACGACACACCGATTGCTCCGGGTGAATGGCGCGATGCGGATGTGGCAAGCGGCACACTGAAAGACAACTTATTGCCCCTGCCGTACAAAGAGCCTAGCCAGACACTGATGGCCTTGCTTGGTCAGATCGTTGAAGAAGGCAGACGTTTTGCTAACACAGCGGACTTGACACTGAGTGACATGAGTGCGCAAGCGCCTGTGGGTACTACCCTTGCAATTCTTGAACGTACGTTGAAGAACATGTCTGCCATTCAGGCACGTGTTCACTACTCGATGAAGCAAGAGTTGGGTCTCTTGAAGCACATCATTGCTGAGTACACACCAGACGACTACGACTACCAGCCAAGCGAAGGCAGTCGCAAAGCCAAGAAGTCTGACTACGACGATGTGGATGTCATACCAGTCAGTGATCCTAATGCGTCAACAATGGCGCAGAAGATTGTGCAGTATCAAGCTGTTCTCCAGCTTGCTCAAGGTGCACCGCAACTCTACAACTTGCCACTCCTGCATCGTCAGATGTTAGAAGTGTTGGGTATCAAAGATGGTAACAAGCTCGTGCCGATGGACGATGACCAGAAGCCGACTGACCCAGTGTCAGAGAACCAGAACGTGCTCAAAGGCAAGCCGGTCAAAGCGTTCCTGTCGCAAGATCATCAGGCTCACATTGTTGTGCACATGTCAGCGATGCAAGACCCCAAGATTCAGGCACTCTTGCAACAGAACCCGATGGCGCAGCAGATGCAGCAAGCCATGATGGCTCACATCAACGAGCACTTGGGCTTTGAGTATCGCAAGCAGATTGAGCAGACGCTTGGTATGCAGTTGCCACCACAGATAGATGAGTCTGGTGAAGAAGTTCAGATGTCTCCAGAAGTGGAAGCACGTCTGTCTCCGATGTTGGCGCAAGCCGCGCAGCAGTTGCTCCAGAAGAATCAGCAGGAAGCACAGCAGGCCCAAGCGCAACAACAAGCGCAAGACCCCATCGTGCAAATGCAAATGCAAGAGTTGCAACTCAAGGCGCAAGAGAACCAGCGTAAAGCTGCTAAAGACCAAGCCGACAACGCCATCAAAGCAGCGCAGTTGCAAGTCGAGCGTGACCGCATCCAGACACAGCAAGCCACTGATGACAAACGCATCAAGATGGACGCAGTGAAGATGGCCGCGCAGATGCAAGAAGACAAGCAGCGCCACATGATGGACATGAGTGTTGATGTTCTCAAACAACTTTCTAACAAGAGTGCAGAAGAGCAACTGCGGGCAATGCAGGAGCGTATCCAAATGAGACAAAGACAACCTAAAGGTGAATGATGAACGCATTTGAAGTTCTCATCCAACAAGCGGATGAGAAGATTGACCAACTCAAGGACTACTTGGCCGAGGGCAAGGCCGAGTCCTTTGAGGATTACAAGAAACTGTGTGGTGAGATTCGTGGTCTGCTCATCATGCGGGGATACACCCTAGACCTGAAACAACGATTGGAGACTTCGGATGACTAGTTCCATCCTATTGGCTACAGACGCCAATAACCCACAAGTCGTGGGAACCTATAACTGGCAATCATCAATGGAGGAAAAAGGTAAGCAATTACCAAGGCCATCTGGCTACCGAATCCTTTGTGCAATTCCAGAGGCAGAGAAAGAGTTTGAGGACAGTGAGATTGGTATTATCAAAGCTGATGAAACCATGCGCAACGAGGAGACCCTCACAACGGTCTTATTTGTTGTTGATATGGGGCCAGACTGCTATCAAGACCCATCTAAGTTCCCTACTGGGCCGTGGTGTAAACCCGGGGATTTTGTCCTCGTGCGTCCACACTCAGGTTCTCGCTTGGTCATACATGGCCGTGAGTTCCGCATCATCAATGACGATACTGTCGAGGCCGTCGTAGACGATCCCCGTGGTATCAAACGTAAATAAAAGGAGCACAAAATGCCTTTAGACGACGACACAGAATTCAAGTTTCCAGACGAAGTTGAAAGTAAGGGTAAACCCGCACAAAACGCGGAACCTGAAATTGAAATCGAGATTGAAGACGACGCCCCGGCTGAAGACCGTGGCCGACAGCCTCTACCCAAACCTCTGGTTGAAGAACTAGAGAAGGATGAGCTAGACCAGTACGACGACAACGTAAAAACCAAACTCAAGCAAATGCGCAAGGTTTGGCATGACGAACGCCGTGAGAAAGAGTCTGCCCTGCGCGAACAGCAAGAAGCTGTCGGTTTAGCACAACGCCTGCTTGAAGAGAATAAGCGCATCAAAGGCATTCTTACCAATGGTGAAAAAGAGTACGTCTCTACCATTCAGAGTAATGCTGATATGGAGTTGAAGATTGCTCAACGTGCTTATAAAGAAGCATATGAGGCAGGTGACTCCGACAAGATGATGGAGGCCAATCAAGCATTGCAGATGGCCAACCTGAAAGCCATACAGGTAAAAAACTTTCGTATGCCCTCTTTACAAGAGGAAGAATTTCAGGTACAACAGCAACAAGTGCAGTATCAACCTGCACCGAACATACCTGAACCGGACAATAAAGCAGTAGCGTGGCAAAAGCGCAATAGCTGGTTTGGACAGGATCGGAGTATGACGGCCTTTGCTCTAGGTTTACACGAAGACCTGAGAGACAATGGTGTAGAGGTTGGTTCTGATGAGTATTACCGCGAATTGGACAATACAATGCGCAAACGGTTTTCAGAGAAATTTGAAAGCCAAGAAGACAATAGACAGCAGACCCGGACAAGACCCGGTACTGTAGTCGCCCCGGCAGTTCGTAGCACGGCCCCTCATAAGGTTAAGCTAAAGCAAAGCCAAGTAAACCTAGCCCGAAAACTGGGTTTAACGCCAGAGCAATATGTGAAGGCACAACTTGAATTGGAGGCCCGTAATGGCTGATATTAAAGACAACAAACTCACACGCGAGTTGACAACACGTGCGGTACAGGAACGTCCCAAGCAGTGGGCGCAACCTGAACTGTTGCCCGAGCCAGACAAACAGCCCGGATACAACTATCGCTGGATTCGTGTTTCTACGATGAACAATGCTGACCCACGTAACTTATCGGCCAAACTCCGAGAAGGTTGGGAGCCAGTTCCCGTCGAAGAACAACCCAAATTTAGACTGTTAGCCGATCCCAATAGTCGTTTTAAAGACAACATTGAGGTTGGTGGATTATTGCTTTGCAAGACACCTACTGATTTTGTAGACCAGCGAAATGCCCATTTCGCCAAAGTCACTCAATCTCAGACAGATGCTGTGGACAATAGTTTCATGCGTCAAAGTGATGCGCGGATGCCGCTCTTCCAAGAGCGTAAGTCCTCGTCCAGCTTTGGC